ATTTGGGAAACGGAACAATCGAAAAATTGTCCGTAAATTTGTCATCAAGAAACGCAAACGTAACGTTGAAATATGATACCGAACAATAACTTGTCAATATTGCCGTGGTATACATCCATTGAGCAACAGAACGCCCGCAAATGGTGGTTATATGGCCGTGTGTATCCGCTATTTACACCGGCCGGGTTCCTGTTGCCGTTTCAAATACTCTTGGATTATCGGGCCACGCCGTCAATGTCCGCGTGTGTACTTTATGATGCGAATACAAATGCGGTGGTTGATTCGGCGGTTGCGGCAAAGTTGAACAATACCGGATTCACGTTCAAACAGTTTTCCGCGTTGGGTTACACGGTTGCGGTTTATCCGGGACTGTTACCGGCGTTTACTTCATTGGTCAATGGCCGTTATTATTTGCGTATTACCATCAACGGCGTTTATTATTATTCGGAAATCTTTACGGTTGTAAACGACATTGAACCGTACTTGAAAATTACTTGGTGGGACCTTTCCGATTTCACGATGGACGCGGGAACAATTGTGTACACGAATCCGGCTTTTAAGAACGTGTTGTATCTACAAAGCGATTTGGCAAAACCCGAATATCCATTTGAGGAAGAGGGCGAAACCCGGGATGGTTACTTTTTCCCGACCAAACAAATTACCGAAAAACGATACCGGTTCAATTTTCTTGCGTCCGAATATCTGTTGGACGTTATGCGGTTTATTCGAATGGCGGATTTCGCGGAAATCGAATACCACGGCCAACGTTATAGTTTAGACACATTTTTAATAACCCCGGAATGGGAAGATAACGGCGACGTTGCGGCCGTTGAAGCGGTTTTTGATACCGCGACGGTTGCAAAGAAAATCGGTTTGGGTTACATCAAGGCGCAACGCGGCGATTTCAACGATGATTTCAATAATGATTTTAACAACCAATAATACATTTTGATTATGGCAAATTACGCAACACTTAAATCGGCGATACAAAATGTTGTAAAGACAAATGGAAACAACGAAATAACCGGCGCGTTGCTTCAACAATCATTGTTGGCAATGATAGATTCTTTGGGGGCCGGTTATCAATTTGCAGGTGTTGCCATTCCATCAACTAATCCGGGAACGCCTGACCAAAATGTTTTTTATATGGCCGGTTCGGGAACATTCCCAAATTTCAATAATACGATTGTTCCGGATGGACAATTGGCGGTATTCAAATATAACGGTTCGTGGACAACCGATTTAATCCCCGTTGGAAAAAATTATGATGCGGAAATTTTATACAAATCAAGCCGTGTTCCGGGATTAATTTTTATGAATATATTCAATGCGCTTGACAAAGAAAATCAAAGTGGATATTATGTTTCGTCTGTGACCGGTTCTTTGACACGAAATGCGAATTATATTGCATCTCACTATATACCCGTATTTGGCGGTCGTTCATATTATATTTCATATAAAAATCAAATTGCGTGGTATGATAGCGATAAAAATTTTATATCGGGGTCCGCGGCATCCGAAACGTCAAGAATACAAATCGCGCCACAAAATGCGGCATTTTTGCGGTGTTCAATATCGTTGTCGGCATTTGATACGTTTATGGTTGCAGAATCCACAACGGAACAAACATACGTAAAGTATGGAATTATACGCAACGATGTTCTTGAACAAGAAATTCAAGATTTGATAATAAACGCATTAATAATAAAACCCGGGAAAAATAAATTTGACGTTTCGGCCGCGACAAATGGGCGCTTGCGTGAAGATGGAACAACGGTTGGCGCATCATTGTATAAAGTTTCCGGATTTATCCCTGTATCGCCAAACGTGACATATTGTATTTCGGACGAACAAAATATTTTTCAATCCGGGCAATTGATTTGTTTTTATGACAACGAACGCAATTTTTTGTCTTATCAAAGTGTGACCTCGGGGAAAAAACAAGTTATAACAACGCCAAATAATTGTTATTATTTTCGGTTTGTGTTGCTGATTGCAAACATAGTACGGCCGCAAGTGGAAATCGGGACGGAAAGGACAAATTACGTCCCTTATAGCGAAATTGGGGGCTATATACCGGAAATCAAAGAAAACACGGTTTATAATCAATCAATTGTTGATAATGCCATAACGACGGAAAAGGTTTTAGACGGTTCAATTAGCGCACAAAAAACGGATTTTATTATTAGTAAAAATCTGCTGAATAAAAACGATTCGGATGTTGCGATTGGAAAATATATTATTTCGACAACCGGCAATTTGTCGGCGAACGCCGGATATAATACAAGTGGATTTATAAAAGTATTTCCCGGGGCAACTTATTATTTTGGTTCAATTGAAAACCAAGTTGCGGCGCGTTTTTATGCGTTTTTCGATGAAAACAAAACATACGTTTCCGGTGGGAGTGATATTTCATCAATAGTTGTTCCGGAAAATGTTGTGTTTATTCGTTTTTCTTTTTCGACATCCATTTGGAACGGAAATGGTGCGCAATTATCGAAAGATGCAATTATACCATATACGGAATATCAATTAGAATTTTCGAATGGAATTGGGCTTGGTTCTTCAATTAAAGCCCCGATTTCAAGTTTGGGGAATGCCGCAAGTATTACAAATTCGCAAACATTGGCAAGCGGGGAAACATTAACATTTGATGTGTTCCCACGCTATCAATTGCGTGGTCTTGTTATGTCTTTCGCGTGTAAAATATTAATATTTAGTGAATTGATAATTGGGAAAGGTTATCAACAACGATTGGGCAAATATATAAGAATTACATCGACGAATGTTGAATTAATTTCTTGCGATTTGTCCGGAAATGAAACAGTAAAAGACGTGGCGGCGCACGGATTATCAATTAATACTTTTTTGCGGGTATCTTTACAATATGTCAATGGTGGGCAATTGCGTTACATTATATCATCCATCGGCGGATATTTTACAAAAACGGTAAATTGGGGATATATTGGCGAATATCAACCGTTTGTTATGAGCGTCGGCACGTCCGCGACTGAATTAACATTGGCAATCGGTTCTTTGGACCTTAAAAAAAGCGTTTGGGCATTTGGGGATAGTTATATGAGCATATCGCCGGAAAGATGGCCCGGGGTTTTACAATCTGTTGGGGTTGAATCTTTTATGATTAATGCGTTAAGTGGCATTAATAGCGTTAATATGTTAACGGATGCAATTAAAGCATTTAAGAATTATTCGCCAAAATTTGCTATTTGGGGGCTTGGTATGAATGATTCAAGCGATACGGATAATTCCACCCCGGCCCCAAATTGGTTGTCTGCAATTAATTCGTTTTTGGTGTTATGTTCAGAAAATGGGACAATCCCTATTCTTGCGACAATTCCTTGTGTGCCAAGTAAAAACCACGCCGCAAAAAACAGTTGGGTTCGTTCAAGTGGATACCGATATATTGATTTCGCGGATGCCGTTGGCGCAAATGTATATACAAGTGGCGTAAATAATTGGTACGAAAATATGCTTTCAAGCGACGAAATCCACCCGACGGCATTGGGGGCGCAAGCGTTAGCGTCGCGTGTTTTGGCGGATTTCCCGGAAATTTTACAATACAATGATTAAAACGATAACATTATACCCGGCAAAGATTTTGGCCGGAATCCTTGCCGGGTTCCTTTCCGTATTCGTCGAAAACCTGTTGCCGTTGTTCATAACGGTAACGGTTTTCGAATTGGTTGATTTCATAACCGGCGTTATCATATCGGCCGTCGTGGCCAAGCGTACCAAACAACGGTTTGCGTTCGAATCGGTAAAGGCGTGGCGGACCATATACAAATTCGTTTTTATATTGGTCGGTATCGTATTGGCCGAAATGTTGGACCAAACCGTTGCCGCCGAAACCCGGTTGCGGTTTGCCAATTACTTTACGGCGTTCTGTTGCGGCGTGGAATTTTGGTCGTTCCTTGAAAACGCGGCCGTTATTTCGGACCATCCCATATTCCGTTGGTTACGCCGATTTATGAAATTCAAGGTTGAGGACCAAATCGGAATGACGTTTGAGGAAGCACAAAAGGACGTGGCAAAATGAAGAAACAAAACATTGATGCAATAGTTATCCATTGCACGGCATCCCGGGCCGGTCAAGATTTACGCGCCACCGACATTGACCAAATGCACCAAGAACGCGGGATTGCGATGATTTGTTACAATTATGTCGTGGACCTTGACGGAACGGTTGAGGTTGGACGCCCGTTAAGCCGTGACGGGGCG